AATTTTATTGATAGAAATAGAGAGGCATTATCTAGAACATATTATAATGGTGTTGTAAAAGCTTGGGTGCGAAAGGATAAAGTAGAAAAGGCAAAAGAAATGAAAACATCGAATGAAATTATTGCAAGTATTAGCAAGTAAATATATATTTAAGAACCTATTTCCAAGAATATATTTTCATGTAAATTATTATCTTTCATAATAACAATAACAATAACAATAACAATATCAATATCAATATCAATATCAATATCAATATCAATATCAATATCAATAAAAATAAATATGCCTGTAATTAAAAAAACAAATATAAAATGTTGTCCACTATGTGCAAATAAATATTTTGGTTCTAATAGTAAATGTATTCGGAAGCTTTTGCCAAAATGTAAAGCCTCTGGATGTGCTCCACAAACTAAAAAATCTGAAGCCGAATCACGTCGAAGACATTATGAATACTTAAAGTGGAAAAAACAAAAAGATAAAGAAGATGCTTTAAAAAAATCAAAAAAAACAAAAAAATGGATATTCTTTGGATAATAATAAATTTATTTATTTCCATGTAAATTATTATCTTTTATAATAACAATATCAATATCAATATCAATACAAATAAATATGTTTAATTTTATAACAAAATATATAAAAAAAACCAAAAAAAATAGTAATAAATCTAAAAAAAAATCAAGTACCAATAAATCTAATAAATCTAATAAATCTACTAATGCATCAATTGGTGGTAAAACAAAAAATGACTTATGTACTCATAAATATAAAGATAAAGCAATTCGAGGAACCCCTAAAAACTGGGCATATAATCGCTGTATGAAAAATGGATGGGAGCGATGCAAAAATTTGCCACCTGCAGGATATAATATGCATAAGGAGTTTTGCGAATAAATAATTATAATTTTTCAGATTCTTTGGCTTTTTCTGCTAGTAGTTTAGCTTTTTTCCTTTCTCTGTAAAGTTTTTGATTTTTATTGTGTTTTTCTTTATTATTTTTAATCCAATTAGTTGCGTTTTCATTATTTGCAATTTTGAATTCTGGATTGTTTTTTATCCTATTATAATAATTTTTTTGTGCTCTTAACATGTATATAGGAGTTTTATTCGGTGTTTGCAATGTTTGCAATGTTTCTACGGTAGCATTTGTGTTTACTATTGGTTCTGACATTTTTGCATAGCCGGCGATATTATACTATATAAAATAATATTTTTTATTTATATGTTTATAATTTTTTATTTTTAAATTAAAAAATTAATTTTACAAAATATGTAGTATAAACAATAATTATTATAATATGTTAAACAGATAGATAGATAGATATTATATTATATAGCATAATACCCCCCACAATGCGGTGTAAAATTGAGGGATGTACTGTAAAATCTGCAGTATTTGGATTAAAAGGTTCTAATGATAAATATTGCAAAACACATAAAACTAGCGAAATGATTGATTTTGTAAATAAAAAATGTAATCATAATACTTGCGATACACAACCTAGATATGGAATTATTGGTGGAAAACCTATTGTTTGTAGTCAACATAAAACTAGCGAAATGGTAGACTTAACAACGAAATTATGTAAAAAATGTAATATAAAACCATCATTTGGATTAAAAGGAGGTAAAATTGAGTATTGTGTTGAACATAAAACACCGGAAATGATAGATTTAGCAAATAAAAAATGTAAATTTGAACCTTGTAATAAACAACCTTGGTTTGGAATTAAAGGAAATATTGCTTTATTTTGCGCTACACACAAAACATCTGAAATGGTTGATTTAAAAAGCAAAAAATGTGAAAAATGTAATACTAAACCAACATTTAACTTAAAAGGACAAAAACCTAGATTTTGTTTAGCACATAAAGAAACTAATATGATAAATGTAATGGGTAAAAAATGTAGTAATAAAGATTGTGATAAAATACCTACATTTGGAGAAAAAGGAAAAAAGGCTACTTTTTGTAAAGAACATAAACTAGATAATATGGTTGATGTACTTAATAAACAATGTAAAAATAATGATTGTAATAAAAGAGCAAATTTTGATATTAAAGGGGGAAACGGGAAATTCTGTTTTGTACATAAAACTAGTGATATGGTCGATGTTCGACATCGTAAATGTGTTGAATGTGGACAACGAGATTATTATGGTAAGCCTGGAAAACCAACATCCCATTGTGCAATACATCGAAAAGCAGGTATGATAAGAAATTCTAATAGTAAATGTAAATCACCTAAATGCAAAGAATCAGCTATATATGGGAAAAATTTTATACCTACCTATTGTGAAACTCATAAAAATGTTGATGATATAAATTTTGTAGAACGAGAATGTGTTTCTTGTAATTTAATTATGATTCTTGATGATAACAATAAATGTGAATATTGTAATCCTGAGTCATTTAAATTTATTAGACTTATAAAGCAAAATGCATTAATGGATTATCTAGATGCTAATAATCTTAAAGGTGATTCTACAGATAAAATTGTAAATGGCGGTTCATGTGGTTTAGAAAGACCTGACCGTGTATTTGATTTTGGAGATAAAATAGTAATTCTAGAATGTGATGAGTATCAACATAAAAATAGGCAATGTGTTTGTGAACAATCTAGAATGGTTAATCTGGGACAATCATATGGAGGTATTCCTGTATATTTTATTAGATGGAATCCAGATGATTATAAACAACCTAATTCTGATAAAAAACCTGATACAGTTTTGCAAAGACATAAATTAGTTAAAGAATTCATTAAAGACATTAAACAAAATAAGCTTAATTTACCAATAGCATTAGTATCGGCTTTTTATATGTATTATGATGAATGGTCGGGATTAAATAATAATAATTGGGAAATTATTACAGCATTAGAAAATATGTAATGTAATTTTTTAAATTTTTTTATATTTTTGTTTTCGTTTTTAATTAAAATAAAAAATGTTATTTAATTTTATTAAATAATAAAATAATTAAAATAAATTTTAAAATGAATAACATTGAATTTACTGATGTAGTTCTAGGGCTTTCATATGGGGATGAAGCAAAGGCATGTATTTCCTATTCCCTCCTGAAAACCCATTCGCACAATCTGTGTGTAAAATTTAACGGCGGTCCAAATGCTGGAAACACTATTTATATTGAATCACCCCCCGACAACAATTCGCCCCCCGACAACAATATTATACCAACATATAAAAAAATGGTTCTCCATATGTTGCCAATTGGTATGGCAAAGCCAGATGTATATAATCTCATATCTAGCGATTGTGTTATTGATATTGGTAAACTTAAAAAGGAATTGGATTATGTTAAATCCTATGGTATAGATATTACTGGACGCATATTTCTTAGCAAAGCATGTCATATTATTACAGATGATAATATAAATTATGACCGTGAGAATAATCTTGTTGGCACAACTTGCAGCGGAATTGCTCCAACATATGCCAATAAAATGCTACGTATAGGTAAACGTGTTGAGGACTTTAGAGATGAATTCGAGGCAATGGGGGTTCAAGTTGTCGATATGCGAAAATTTTGGACGTCTGATTTTGTTAAGAATAATATTAGAGGAGTTTTGCTACAGGGTTCGCAAGGGTTTGAACTAGATATAAATTGGTGTGGTAATTATCCATATTGCACTAGTTCTACCTGTACCTTAGGGGGTGCAATTAATACCGGTGTGCCTTTAAAATCCATTCGTAATATATATGGCGTTGCAAAAATATATGATACTTATGTAGGTTCAATGCAGTTTCAACCACCCAATGATGAAGACTTGGTAAAAATTGGGGATCATGGTAAAGAATATGGGTCTACTACTGGACGCCGTCGTCAGTGTAATTATTTAAATCTAGATGCATTGAAAGAAGGATTATTAATAAATAATTGCAATATTTGTATTATTAATAAGGTAGATATTGTTGCAGATTTGAATATATTTAAACTATATCACAATGGCGAATTAAAAATATTTGATACTCTAAATGATATAAAAAATTATATATTGCAAGAATTAAGTTTTGTAGAAGAGGTTATATTTTCTTATAGTCCTTACGATATTTGAAGTTTTTGCGAAAACTTCACCAAAAGCTAATGGAGAAAAGAAGTTTTTGCGAAAAGAAGTTTTTGCGAAAACTTCACCAAAAGCTAATGAAAAAAAAATATAAATGCTATATATAATACTTACTAATACTTACTAATACTTACTAATACATACTAATACTTACTACTACTTATAAATTAGTAAACATGGCAAAAACAGAAAAAAATATAGATAAATTTCACATTATGACAACAAAAAATATTATATGGGGAATATCTGGCTTAGTATTAGGTATAATTGTAAATGATACAGTAATATATATATCAAATAAGTGTAAAATTAAAAGTTTATTTATCCAAAATATAATTCAGATAAGTATTTGTGCATTATTACTTGCATTTTTGCATACATATTATTTATATGGATGGGATTGGCAACATTTGACGCCAGAATTGTTTTTTGTATCATTCTTTTTTGGTGTTCAATATAAAATAATTAATAATATTCAAAATACATATATAATAAATAATGATAATGATAATAATAATAATAATGATAATAAATACTAGTTAGGATTTTTAGCTTTTTACCAAATTTTTTAATGTGTATAGAATATGAAAATATTTACTAATACATTACTAATACATTACTAATACATTACATTGCCAAAAAATGCAGTCAGTATATACATCACCAATTGATACCAGATATAAAGCCCCCATATTATCCAAACTTTGGTCTCCAGAATCAAAAATTACCTTAATGAGAAATCTTTGGCTAGATTTGGCAATATTTCAAAAAGAATTAGGTATTAAATCAATTACCGATGATGGAATTATAGAAATGCAAAATGCAATATCTTCTAATACAATCGATTATGATAAAATAAATGAATATGAATCACGATTTAAGCATGATATAATTGCACATATTCATGCATTTGGTGATATTTGCCCCAAAGCCAAATCATTTATTCACCTTGGAGCAACCAGTAATTTCATTAACGATAATGTTGATATGATTATTATCAAAGACTCTTTATCTATAAGTTTAAATCTACTAACAGATTTATTCAATACTTTAAAAACAAAATCGCTAAAATACCAATCTATGCCAACACTTGCATATACTCATTTACAACAAGCACAATTAACCACTATTGGCAAACGTTTTGCCATGTGGAATTCTGATATAGCTCTAGATATAGAACAATTAAATAATGTATTAGCAAAATTACCATTTAGGGGATTAAAAGGCACCACAGGGACAGAAGACACAATATTAAAATTATTTGAGGGCAACCATAATAAGTGCGATTTGTTGAATAAAAATCTGGCAAATAAATATGGATTTACAGAAAAACAGAGGCAAATTATATGCGGTCAAACATATTCTCGCAAGTATGATGTAATGGTATTTCAACTAATGAGCTCAATATGCCAAACTATATATAAAATGATGAATGATATTAGATTACTATCTGGTAAAGGCGAAATATATGAATCCTTTGGCAAAGAGCAAGTGGGTTCAAGTGCTATGCCTTATAAGAAAAATCCTATTACTTGCGAAAAAATATGTTCATTAGCACGATATATTATAAATCAAGAACCTGCCATTACACAGACATATATTAATCAATGGTTGGAGAGGAGTCTAGACGATTCTGCAATAAAAAGAATTGCATATCCAGAGTGTTTTTTACTTCTGGAACATATTTTAGTAGAAACAAATAAATGTATAAAGAGTATTGTAATTAATGAAGATTATATAAAAAAACAAGTCGAGTTAAGTATGCATAATATTATTACCGAGGAAATTATATTAAATGGGGTTAAAATGGGGTTTGCACGTATTGATATCCATGAAAGAATTAGAAGTATTTTAACTAAACCGATGAAGGCTTTTGAAGATGATAATTTATTTGAAAATAAATATGATATAGAAAAAATAAAACAAATTTTTGAAAAAGATACAGTTATATCTAGCATTATTAATACATATAATATTAGTCTAGAACCCTGTAATTATATTGGCAGATGTGTGGCACAAATAGATAAATTTTATACAAAGTTCGACAATATTGGCACATATCTATGAGTAAATATGCGCTATTATTTATTCAAGGGGAAAATTGGGTAAAATTGGAAAAATGGAATAAAAAATTGAATTATTTTATAATTAGTATTATTATTATATAATTAACCCACGCGGTAAGAACCAAAAACAAAGGTCGCCTGTAGAGAATCAGGTCTTTATTTTTTTTATTTTTTATCTATTGTCGTTTTTACAATCAAAATAAATTATAATTATACATATAGATTAATTATACATATAGATTTTTTTGAATCAACTATCAACTATCAACTATCAACTATCAACTATCAACTATCAACTATCAACTATCAACTATCAACTATCTTATAAAATGAATATTGAATTAGGAACATCCTATTGTTTTGATGATATCCTTATGGAACCCTTATTAAGTAGTATTAATTCGCGCAAAACTATTGCTCTAGAAACTAATATTGCTACCAATAATAGAAAACTTATATTAAAAACGCCATTAATAAGTAGCCCAATGGATACTGTTTCAGAAACAGAAATGGCTATTAAAATGGCTCTTAATGGTGGTTTAGGTATTATACACCGTTATATGAGTATTGATGACCAAGTTTTACAAATTTCAAAAGTAAAACGTTTTTTACAATATATAATATCTGAACCTTATACTATAAAGGCATCAACAACTTTAGAAGAAATTGAAGATTTACGGAAAAAATACAATGTTTCGTCATTTTGCGTTATCGATGATGTAAATAATCTAATTGGAATACTTACAAATCGCGATATTCAGTATATGAAACATTGCAAATCTTATTATGATGAACATAGACAAGTTACAATTATATATACAAGTGAATTTATGACTAAAATGGAAAATCTTATAACTTTGGATATAAATACTGTAAATACTATGGAAATTTTTCAAAATATGGAAAATACACTTAAAATTGCAAAAGATTTAATACATTTGCATAAGATTGAAAAAATACCGATTGTTAATGGTTCAATATTAATAGGGCTAATAACACTTAAAAATATTTGTCATTATGAAAATAATAAATCGAAAGCGTGTATTGATATGAATGGTGCATTATGTGTGGGCGCAGCGATTGGTATAGTAGATGATTATATTGTGAGACTTGATAAATTAGTAAGTGCTGGTGTAGACCTTATTTGCATTGATGTTGCAAATGGATTTAATACTAATGTATTTAATACTATCGTATTTATTAGAACACGATATCCATTGCTAGTATTAATGGTAGGTAATGTTTGTAATTGGCAAGGTTATTCTGCACTATCTGAGTTTGATATAGATTGTATTAGAATTGGTGTCGGCAACGGTAGTATATGTACTACCAGACTCGAAACGGGTATTGGTAAAGGACAATTCAGCGCAGTTTCTGAATGTTTTAATTACAAAATTGATGCACAGAATATAAATGGTCGGCAATACCCAAATATAATATGCGATGGTGGCAGTTTAGGCAAAACAGGTAATAAAGTTAAGGCACTTGCTTGTGGTTCTAGTGCAATTATGTTGGGTAGAACATTGGCATCTACTATTGAAAGCCCTGGAATAATCATTCACAGAAATGGTAAAAGATTTAAATATATTAGAGGAATGGCATCTAGTATGGCAAATTTGAGTAAACAGGAAAAAACTGGTGATTCTAGTAATATTACAGTTAATTCGCATTCCGAAGGTGTTGATGGAGAACAAGAATTAAGTGGTAGTGTAGTTGATGTAATAGACCAAATAAATGGTGGATTAAAATCGGGTATGAGTTATTTAGGTTGTGAAACTATAGAACAATTACATAATAAAAATGAGAAAAAAGAAATAAAATATAATTTAGTAACTAGTATTGGAATGAGCGAAAATGGTATTAGAGTTAAAACTTACTAGAATGGCAAATGGCAAATTGCAAATGCTTACATACTTACATACTAGTATACTTACATACTTATATACTAGTAAATATATCACCAGACATAGGACAAATTCCAGATGATAATTTTGATTTACCTGTTAATGCAAATATAAAGAATGCAAGAAAAATCCAAATAGGCATCCATTCACTAACTAATGATATTATGCTATTACAATTATAATCATATTCATCATTAGTATATTTATCAGAATATTTATTATATTTATTATTACATGTATTATTTTTAGATAGTTGCATTATTTCAGATTGTATATTTTTTACTTGTATTCTAAGAAGTCTTAATTCTGTAATAATGGCTTGATAGTCTGGAATTACATTTGCTTGTGATTGTGCATTTGCTTGTTCTTGTGCCTGTTCTTTTTCTTCTTCGATTCTAATACTATTAAGTATTTCTAATCTTTGTTGTAATGGTAGTTTTTTAAGCTCAGAATGAATATTTATTGATTCTGGTTGCTTTGTAATCTCTAATTCCATAATGATTGATTATATGTAATGATTATATGTAATGATTATATGTAATGATTACAAATTAAAAAAATATCTTAAAATATATAATTCTTATATTCTAGCTAGAAAGAAAAAATAAAATATTAAACTAAATAATAAAAATATTAAACAAAAATATTAAACAAAAATATTAAACAACAATATTAGATTTGTCTATTGTAAAAACAATATCATCATAACGATTTTTATTTGGTCTTAAATCATAAATTTTGATAAATTGTTTTAAATGTTCTGGAGCTTCATTTTTTAATATATCAATCCAATCCCAAGATTGAACATCTTCAATTATTAATATTCCATCATCTGTCATTATTTGCGAATATAATTTAATAAATTGTTTCATACTTTGTAAAGTATGTGGTCCATCGTCCAACATAAAATCACATTTTATATTTTTATTTATAAATTGAGTAATAAAAAAATTATCATTGTATGCATCAGATGATGTATGTAATATAATATTTTCTTTATTTTTAATTCCTTCCCAAACATTATTAATATTCATAATATCTAATCCATAAACAGTAGCATTTGTAAAAAAATCACTCCATAATTTTATACTTCCTCCATGATATATTCCTACTTCTAATACATTTTTAGCAGTTTCCTTTTTACTTATCAATAAATTTTGATAGAGAGGTAAATATGAATGTACAGTATTTTTATCTGTTCTTGAATTATCTACTATTTGTTCTAAACTCATTATAATGGTATTATCTTTTACAAAATAGGTTATAGGTTATATTTATATTTATATATTTATATATTTATACATATAAATTTATATATTATATAAAACGCGCCTAATATAACATTTTACATATCTAAATAATTTAAACAAAAAATTGAATTTTTATTTAGTAAATATTAAATTACTTTTTGCTAAGAAATATATTTGTATTTTAATCAAAAAATGGCGACTCAACAAACTATTGAAACTATCAATCCTATCGAAACTATCAATCCTATCGAAATAGCTCAAACGGGCGATGAAACTATTATTCAAGTATCATCCAAAGTATTAGCCAAAAATGATGAAGTATCAGCACTAGTTGTTGATGTGTCAAGTTCAATGGATAGAATGGGACGAACATTATATAGTTCATTAAATACATATATAGAAGGTATAAAATCCCAGCAATTAACAATGACTGGGTATACTTTTGCCGGTCCAGATGAATTAACTGAGCTTTTTTATGATAAACTATCAACAGAAGTAAATTTTACATATAAACAAATTCAGCCTATTGGCAGTAGTACAGCTTTATATAGTTCAACATGTATTATTATAGACCAACTAAATACTAGATGGGAAAATTTACCATCTAATATTCGTAAGACATTAATAATATGCACTGATGGTGAGGAAAATTCTTCGCGTGGAATTTATCAAGGTGAAAATGGTAGATTATTAACTAAAACTAAGATTGAAGAATTTATAAAAAACGGAGGTATTGTATTTTTCCTAGGAGCAAATATTGATGCTATTAAAGTTGGTAGCAATATTGGTGTACCCGCCGAAACTTGCATTAATTTTCATTATAGTGGTCGAGGATGTGAAAATGTATTGCGTACAACATCAAATGCTTATAATAGAATGCGTTCAGTAGACCCATTAGATAGAAATGCATCTATTAATGCAGCAGCGTTTAATGATATCGAAAGAACGGAAAGTATGTCTGTTCCAATGGATTATGTAGATAATGAACCATGTAGAACATTTGGTAGAACTCATTCAATTAAAAGATCTTGTGGTATTATACCACAGGATTATTCAGGTAATGAAACTCAATAATCTATTTCTATTATACTAACTCTATTATACTAACTCATTTATGAATTTATTTGAGGATAAGCCTAATATTTATGAATTTATTTATGTATTATAAAATTATTTTTTATTTTTTTAGCAATTTTTATATATTTGAAACATAAAATTGAATTTTAATTTAATAAATATATAATCATTATAATAATTATAAGTATTATTCAAAAACTTATTTGAAAATGGCAAACGAAATCGCAAACGAAAACGCAAACGCACATGAATTAGGAAATTTAGATATTTATATTGATACTGGACTTAGGATAATAAATAATTATGCTGATAATAGTATTGTTTTTTCAGAGGAAAGATTTATTGATATGACTATAGAATTAATGGCATTAATTGATGAACGGTATAATTATAATGATACTGTTCAACAATATAATATGCGATTACGTGCATCCATTCGCAATATGTTTAATAAGGGATGGTTTTTAAATAATAATGATAAAGAATTATTTATTAAATGGTCTAACAATCTTATAAATACTCGAATGGATGCATCACGCGAAGAAATCTTTAGAATGGCACCGCCAGAAGCTCTACATATTGTTGGATTTTAATTCATATATATTTTTTTTTATTTTTTTATTTTTATATTTTTATATTTTTATATTTACATTTTTGATAAGTTTATTAAGATAAAAATTGAAATAAAATATATGTGTAAATGTGTAAAATAAAATATAAATACAATATAATTTATAAACTATATAAAAATAAACATAATATATTTATATAAGTTAATATATTACTATTCGCCTATTACTATTCGTATACTATTACTCATCTATTCTTCTAATTACAGAAAATGGATTTAGAAAATTATTATATTAAAAAAAATGTGAGTAATCATGAATATAAAATGCATAAACATATTTATGATTTGAAAATAGTTAATACTCCAAAAATTATTAGTTATGATAAAAAAACTAATATTATGGTAATGGAAAAAATTAAAAATATGAATCTTTCCGATATGTATGGCGAGGATGCAAATATGTTAGATGAATATTATTTTGATGAAATAAGAACAATTATAAAAACTCTAGCAGATAATAAAATTGAGTATCCAGACATAACTGGGTATAATTTTATTGAATATGATGGTAAAATATGGGTTATTGATTTTGAACATTCAACATTTTATGATAAATTTATGAATGATAAATTTGTAGATAAATTTATTGGTGGATTGAATAAATGGAATCCAAATTTTAAGTAATAAATAAAATAAATTATTAAGATAAAAATCAAATAAAAAATTTAAAAACAAGTTAAACAAAATTTAAAAATAATTTATATTCTTAATAATTCTTGCAATCTGTCATTTTCCTTAATATAATCACTTGCAATTTCTACTTTAAAATTTGTTTTTGTAATTATTAAATTATTTTCTTCATCAACATCTCGCATTTTATCATTTAGTTCTCTCATTTTTTCTATTTTACCAATAATTTCTTTTTTACGATTTTCAAAATAAGTAATATCTCCTATTGTTGTATTAGGATTCGATTTTATATATTTATTTTCATCTTTTATTCTTTTAATCCAATAATTATAGTAAGTAGTATATTCAAACCTTTTAGAATTAAATTCAATAAAATTAAATTCAATATCCATTTCTGGAGCAGTAATAGGATTTCCAAGTTTTTGATTTATATCATATAAAGTAGATGTTGGTATTTTATTTTTATTAGTATCTTCTTTTATTTGTAAAAGTTTATTATAATTTATTGTAGCTTGTGCTTTTACTTCTGGATTAGTAATAATATCCTTTGTATATTTAGTAATTTTATCTTTTGTAGTTTTATTATTATTTCTTAGTTCATATTCTATAATATTTTTTAATCCATTTTCATATATTTCCTCTTTCATTTTACTAGACATATTTTGAAGATTAGAATTTATGGCATATATTTTTTCAGAAGATAATAAAGGACTACAAGCTATAAGCATTTGATAAGTAAGTATTACACATTGTTTTAATAAAGTTTGTTTTAATTCTGTTTCTTGACAAATATCTATTTTATATTGATTACTTAAAAAAGAAATATTATTTTTATTCATATTTAATTTATAAAAGTTTTTATTTTCATCTTGTTCGCAAACTAATTTAACAATTTCTATAACACCATTAGCTCCTAATTCTAATAGTCTTATCATTTCTTGTTGTGAAAGTTTTGGTAATTTTTCATATCCTAAAGGATAAATATGTTGAACTATTGTATTATTTATTATTAAATTATTATTAATTATATTTTCATTATGATTATTATTATTATTAATAATTTGAATATTTTGAATAGATTTATTTGGTTCATTAGTTTTTTTTAAAATTGGTAATTGTTGTTTTTGAGATGTTTGATTTTTTAAATCATCTATTTGTTTTTGCAATATTTCTATTTGTTTTTCTCTTTCTTTTTTATCATATTCAATTTTACAATTTGAAATATTTATATGTCTTTGTAAATTTTGTTTTTTTGTAAATTCTTTATCACAAATATTACATTTATAATCTGCTTTTTTTTTAAATTGTGAAAAAAATTTGTCTATTTCTTCGGGAGATTTACGACAATGTATTGTTGATTGTAAATGATTTTTTAATCTGCTAGCATAATTAAATACTTTATTACAATTAGAACAAGTTTTATCCATTTTATATAACTATTTTTTAATTATTTAATATAGTATATTTATTTAATATAGTATATTTATTTAATATAGTATATTTATATAATTTTTAAATTAAATTAATATAATTATAAATTTTTAATATAAAAGATTATTTTTTAATCTTTTATTTTATACCTATATTTTATTTTTTTTATATATACGTCAAAAGAGTAATTTATTATCTTTTGCTTTATATGTAATAACTTATATTATAAATAGAATTTATAATTGCAATTGATACGTAAAATCATTTGTTGATAAATTAAATCATTTGTTGATAAATTAAATCATTTGTTGATAAATTAAATCATTTGTTGATAAGTAAAATTATTTATTAATAAGTAAAATTATTTATTAATAAGTAAAATTATTTGTCAATTATAAAAATAAATATAACTTATTATTTTAAAGGATAATCTTATTATCATGCATAAAAACTGTATTTATAAATGTTATTGTAAATTATTTATAAATATATTTGTTTTAAATATTTAATAAAATTTAATAAAATTTAATAAAATTTAATAAAATTTAATAAATTTTATTATTTATTTTTATTTTTGCTTTTCAAATTCCCCCCCCCTCTTATAAAAAATTGTTAATTATTTAGAATTATTTGTTAATTACTATATAAAATATAAATATTTTACAATACAAGCAAATGATAACTTACGCAAACAATTAATTATATATTTCTTTTTCTCTCCTATTTACAGCTAATAATTTATGTTATGCATTGAATACAAAAGAGTTTTGTTATCATTTGTTATATATATATATTCGCTCATTTGTTTTATATGGTAAAAGTTATTTTTTATATGTATAATATATATCTTTTGCTTATATAATAATACTTTATATCTTTTGTATAAATATAGTTATCATTTGATAGTACTGTAATATTTTATTATTTTATATGTATTTGTACATTAAATTTGTATAATATAACAATTTTTTATAAGAGGGGAGAGAAATTGCGCGTGCGTGTAAGAAAAATTTAAAAGTTTTTTTTAATGTTTTTATTATTTTAATTTTTATAAAGTTTATTATATTTTATAGTTTATAGTTTATTATATATTATTTTAATTTTTATAAAGTTTATTATATTTTATTTTAATATTTATAAAGCAAATAAACTTAAAGATTTAATTGTCTATAAAAATATTCCAGAAAGATTTTCATTACAACATTATCATTTGGTGCTAAAAAAAAATCTGTACCTTTATCTAAAATAAAATTTACATTAAATAAATTAACTATATTATGTTTATCATTAATAATATTTTTAGAATTTATAACACATAATAGTTTTGCATAATTATAATCATTATATCTTCTATAAAAATCAATAGTTCTACCAACTTTATAGATAGTTCTATTATTTGTATCACACATTTTTATTAAATATATATAACCTTCTAAAGGAATATTATCACTCATTTTATCAAAATTATTTATAATTATTTATGTTTATTTATAATTATTATTTTAAAATAGTTTTTAAGTTAAAAAATTAAAAAAATGTATTATTTAATATAAAAACAAAATAATTTTTAAAATATAAAAAACATAAAACTATTAAAAATAGTATACAGAAATTCTCAAATACCGCTCCGACCAATTTTTAGCACCCATTTGCATTTTGTGGTAAGAGTGGAAACTACCTTATATATGGATGTAAAAAACAAAATTCTGCACATTAAAAATAAGAAACAATTGAGACATAAATAGCAAATAGAAGAATTTTTTGAAATTTTAGCAAAAAATTGATTTTTTATTAATATAATAATATTATTATATTAGACATATCATATACTTAGCGTAGTCTAATTTTTATCTAAAATGGGTGAAAATATCAGGCGTTTTGAAGGCGAAGTTAAAACACAAGTCGCAGGTTTCTTTGCAGATGTTAGTGGATCTATGTCTTATCGCGATGCACAATGTTATCCTCGTTGTCCAAATTGTCATGGATCATGTCCTCAACAAGTGTGCGCCTTCAAGATTATTTTAACACACTTGAAAACACATAAATTAAATGTAGATATATGTGGTGCTTGGGGAGGTAATGGAAAAGAAAATATGCCCTCGTATATGGGTTTAATGTCATTACTAACATTATTGACCCTTTTTACAACTCCAAATAGTAAAGGAGAATATCCTCAATCAAATTTTGGTACCTATTTTAAATATTTGGGAGAATTAATCATGTGCAACAAAGATATAATAAACTGTTTGGTTATAATGACAGATGGTGAAATTGTGAAACAGGATGAATTATTATTTCTTAATTTATTAAAAACAATAAATCTACCAAATTTGAGACAAATTGTATTAATATTTACCAAAAATACGACACAAATCACTATGTTAAAGATAGTTGAATCTTGGAAACAAGCTTTACATACGAATGAACAGCAATGTGTCGAGTTTGAGCATCATCTTATGGACAACTCGGATGAGTTACTAAAAATATTATGTGGTGCAAAACAAACAACAATGTTTGATACTCCAGAGGGACATATAAGTATGTTTAATTTGTTTTCTTGCAACCCTAATACGCCATTGAGAGAGTTTAGGGAGTTTTTTGAGAAATATCCAGATATTCATATTGAATTTAAAAATAAAATTCTGAAACAAATGACAACAGACCCATCTTTATTTGATAAAGGCGATAAAGAAAATATTTATACTCTTGCTCATAAGATTCTAAGATATTTACAGGAAGATAAAGAGTATGATGATGATGTGTCTAAAATAAAAGCTATTTGGGAAGACAAGAAAAAAAAGAACCCATTTGATCAGAATATAGTAGCTAGTTGTGCTGCTTTTCAGAAGCTTTTAGATAGTACACGTATGGATGAATCACGTGCTAACGACTTATTATCTAAGATATTAAACAAATCAATTGGTACAATTAAATTTAAGATACCAATTGACGTTAATTTGCAAACAGTTCTTGATGCCCTTAAGGACGGTAGTGGTTATTTGCTTTCAAACCTTGTGAAACAGATATGCACTCGCGGTGCCCCTCCACTTTTTGAATTACAAGGTGAAGCACAAAGTGAAGCACAAGGTATGATTGTTTTGAATCCAGAAACTAGTACTCCAAAAGAGTGTGTTTTAGCAATTGCTACAATCTTTAAAAAAATTTCTTCAAAGCTTGTTATTCCTACAAGACAAATATATATTGTTTTGCTGAGTATGTTATCTAGTGATGCACTATTACCTGAACAACTATTGGATATGTTGTTAAAGGTATTTGAAGATCCAAGAATCACACAAGATATGTTTGGAATTAGTGGTGATGGTAAATTTATTAACTTGCCAGATAATTTATTCTCATACGTAAATGTTTTAATGGTTTACTCTGCATTTTTAAATTATGGTGAACGTATTTTTAAAAACATGGAGCCTCAAACTAAAACTTTGATACGTAAACATATGCATGAAATTTATAATATATATTTAGTATTTAATGCATTATGTAAAAGTACAAATTACAAAGACATTGCTGGTAAATTGCCTATTTCTGCTGAGACTAAATCCAGTGGTTTTACTTTGGAAACAGGTTGTTTAGCATTAGTTAAACATTGGTCTGAAGAACCTTGGATAAATATTCCTAATGTTGTTTTAGTAGTAGGAACACCAAATGGAGGAACTACTCCTTGTTTATTTCTGGATCAGGAAAATTTTACGGATAATAACAACGAAAATGGAATAGATACCCACAGAATCAAAAAAAATCAACTTACTCCAATTAGTAGTTCACTTATATCTGGACATAGTAGTGACCCTTTAAAGTCTACAAATTTACATAAAATAAAACCAGCAGAAATAAATCCTGCTGATTTTGGATTACTATATAAATTTTTACCACATGAACATCCTATTTATCAAATTCATAAACTTTTGTGCGGATATATTAAAACAGGAGAAAAAAACCCGATGTCTGATTATAGTAGAGATGCTCCATTAAATCTTGGTTTACGAAAATCTAATGATGATGATATTCGCAAAATTTGTAAGACAATAGATGGAGCTGAACCCTCTAAAATCTTAAAAGGAACAGTTGGAAAAAATGTTTTATTTGAATATTTAGTAGCAAAATTAGGACTATCTGAGGATATTACAAAATTATTACTGACTAAAGGTTCTTTGACGAAGGAAATAATTTTAAAGATTCTTTCCGGTGAAATTATTCAACAAAAAGCACCAACAGATATTAATATTGAGAGTAACAAATTAGACCCTGACAATATTTTTGAATTTCAAGTATACTGGAAAAGTTTACAAATTGAACTATCAAAGATACGGCAAATTTATAGTCCCGAAGTTTTATCTGAGGTATTTTGTGCAAATTGTCAAGATACTTATAAAATTGTCGATACAATTCCAACTACTTGTCACCATTTTATATGCAAAGAATGCAATAAGGAGAATAATAGTGTTCTAACAAAGGCTAAGACATCAATGAATGCGGAAGATAAAAACATACCCATTTTTGTTTGTAGATGTTTAGCTTGTAATACAATACAACCAACTGGAGATGCAAAATTGGATAAATTACTATGCGATGCACCACTAGAAGGTTCAGAATATTTGAGATATTGTAGTTGCACTAAATTTGGTAATTGTACAAATCCTTACAAGACTCAACTTTCTTGTGGTGCTAATGAGGCAGATATAGAAAAAAATTGTTCATCTTGTATCGATGAAATACAACGTCAATTGGGAGACCACCGTTCAAGAAAAAGTGTTAAATGTCCTGGATGTCCGGCATCTTTGTCTCGTGATGGTGGATGTGATTTTGTTCGTTGCAGCAAATGTACGACAGAGTTTTGCTATGGTTGTCAATTTGTTTTCGAAAAAGGTACATTATATGACTGGAAATGCACTACCGAAACAACAGATGGCTATGGTGCAGAAAGAGATTATAACGATATTGAAACATCTACTTGTGCTGATAAATATGCAAACAGAAGATGATGATGATTACTAAATTTTAAATTTACTAATTATAATTATTTTATTTTTTTCCTCCTTTTATGCTTTACATTTAAAATGTCAATTTTTACATAAAATAACAAAAATAAACATATTTGCAAAAAAATTGATATTTAAATATATAAATAATTATGTATTAAAATATTTTAAGCATTTTGGCTTATTTATTGCGAATATTTATATGCAAAATGTCTACTGCAATACGTTCAAGATTACAAAAAAAACTTGCAGAAAAACAGGCAGAAAAACACAAAATATTACAACTATCAAAACTATCACAACCATCTCTAGAAATTTCAATGTTAAAAATTGGCGAAGAAATTTCTATTATATTTGATAGCAAATCAGATATTATTAAGTATATAATTTTAAATAGAGATGGAATTGCATTGAATATACCAATTCCAGATGATCTTAAAGGTTTACAAAGGAAATATATTGAATTCATTAGCACAACAGAAATAGGCACAATCATTGCAATTAAAACAATAAATTTATTTAGTAATAAGTATTCTGATATTGATCCAGAACAAGTTTCATTTATATTATTTGAAAGAGTTAATGAACTTGATAATTTTGATATCAGAATAGTTGATAATTTATTATATGAAAGTTCTATTATTAAAATGAATGAAATATTAGATATCGTATTTTCAAATATTAACAATTTTTGGATTATTATTAAAAAAAATAATGTATTGCATTTGCTTTATTATTATAATTTAGATATAACTAAAACAAACTTATTTGAGTATGAATATAATGATAAAATTATAAATTCACTTAATAATATCGATTTAATTGATTATACTTTTATATGCACTATGTATTCTATTTATGATATTACACCATCAATGATTTATATAATTGTTTTTGATGCAAATAAAAAAGTATTAATCTTACATTATACAATAGAAATGTATGAATTTAATACTGAAATTAAACCTGTATTAAAACCTCTTATTACATTGTATAGTATTGATAATAGATTGAGCGAAATAGGCAAATATAATAGTTTTTGTGCTAATTATAATATTTCTATGTTTTGTATTGTATTTGAATTGCCTAATGGAGATAAAATCTTTTATACTGGTATTATTGCCCTTACAAAATCAGATGATAAAAATAAAGTAACAATTACATTACATCTTTCGCAAAATGAAGATTTTCCACAAAAAATAAAAGATATTGATGCACAATTAATGATTTATACTATTATGAAAAAAACGGAGGCAAGTATTAAAATAGAAGAATATGAATTAAAAAAATCAAAACTTAAAGCAATAAAAGAACAACAAGCTATTGAAATTACTAATAAATTATTAAAAGAGGAAGAAGAGCAAAATAAAAAGAAACAAGAAGTACAAAAGCAAAAAGAAGCACGAATCCGAGCCAAAGAATTGCAAAAGCTAAAGGAAGAGGAAAAAGAAGCCCTAATACAAAAGCAAAAGCAAGAAGCAGAAGCCAAAGAAGCAGAAGCCAAAGAAGCAGAAGCCCTAATGCAAAAGCAAAAGCAAGAAGCAGAAGCACGTGCAAAAGAAGCCCGAGCTAAAGAAGCCCTAATGCAAAAGCAACAGCAAAAAGAAGCCCTAATGCAAAAGAAAGAAGCAGAAGCTAAAGAAGCCAAATCCCTAATGCAAAAGCAAAAGCAAGAGGAGGATGAAGCCAAATCCCTAATACAAAAGCAAAAGCAAGAGGAGGAAGAAGCCCGAATCCGAGCCAAAGAAGCAGAAGCCAAAGAAGCAGAAGTCCGAGCCAAAGAAGCCCGAATCCGAACCAAAGAAGCAGAAGCCCAAGTCGAAACTGAAGTCGAAACTCAAGCAAATATCAATCCAGAAAATGCACGTCTAGTAAATCAATTTGCATTATTTATTGAATATGTTCGCAAAATTAATCCAAATATTGCCGAAGATTTGCAAAATGCAAAATCATCAGAAGAACTACATAATATTTTGTATATAAATCAACATTGTATTATGTATGCATTGGATAAGCTTATTATAAAACATGAACGTATTGAATTTATAAAAGCAAAAATAAATGCAGTTAAACTAGACAAAAAATTCGCAATAAGGGGGATATATGGTTCAATTTTGCCAATATTATACTCAATAATATTAAATGAGCTTGGATTTTTATTCAATGCATTTAGAATTCCTATACCATTAGATAAATTAAAGGATTATGACACATTTGCACTAAATTTACTTTCTGATTTACCAGACCCAAATTTTAGCGATTATTGTATAGAATCTACACCATCACTGATTGGATATGATGATAATAATAATCCAATTACAATGACAAAAATTCGCACATCTATGATAGAAAATTTATATAGTGGTATTTGGGATTTAAATCATACATCTGCTTTTATAATGTTTGAAAAAGATAAAGAACCTAATATTATAAGACATCCAGAATTTACTGAATTTATATTTGGTGTTCAACCAATAAAAATCTTATTTTGGAGAAATGAATCAAATTTATATAATCCAATGGCTACACTTAATAGATTAGAAAAAGCAATTACAAAATGGTATATGTAATTAATGAATTAAATTTTATGTATATTTTATAAATTTTATATTTTTTTTAGTTTTTTATTTTTGCAAATAAATATATAAATATAAGCTAATACATAATCTAATCTATCTAATCTATCTAATCTATCTAATCTATCTAATCTATCTAATCTATCTAATCTATCTAATCTATCTAATCTATCTAATCTATCTAATCTATCTAATTCATAATACAAAATGTCTTCTCCAACAGAAACCGATATTTTACGTGTGAAAACAAATTTGCGTAATATGATTAATTTCAATAATCAATTATATGTTCAAGGTAATACTAAAATATTAAATGCCTTTTTACTATTGAGTATATCAGACGACCATGATTTAGGTTTTGACATAGGATTAAATCTATTGAAAGGTGCTATGATTGGTATAGGTGCAGAGGGAGGCATAATTGGGGCAATTGCTGCCAATTTTTTATGCGGTGTTGTTGATAGTTATACAACAACAAAACCAGTATCATTAAACGTTCAAATGAGTAATTTAATAACCCGTTTTCAAAAAACATCAGAACAATTAGATGTTGATTTAGAAATGTATTATGGAAATCCATCCCAATATTGGAATACTACATTTAGTGGATCCGTTACGAATGCTTTTGGAAAATATCCTATATCATGTACTTTTAGCGATTTGGCAACAATTGATTTTCCAGATGAAACAAATTCATTATTTATGGATTATATTTTGAAAGCGCAATATGCACTAGACCAACAGGTATGGTTTACTTTGCTACCTAATTTTGTCATTACAAAATTCTATCCATCTACAATGTATCCTTGTAAAACATATAGCGAACAAGAAATGGAGTCAAATGCTGCATGGTTTTACGGAGTTCATAAATCTTATTGGAATAATTGGATTTATTATCATGATACTAACAGAAAAGGTGAGGATACGTCTTATTATTCACAAAATGAAAATGATATTGGCACAGGAGCGGGAGCATTTACCGATGGTCATCTAAATGATAGTGCATGTGATTATTTATTTATCGACTCTTTTGATAATGTTATTATTAATTCTAATGGTTTATTTCATCGCGCCTTTGTATTTACACAAATGCCATCTATTAAACATACTACACATACTTATGTCAATGAAAGTGAATTAAAAAAATAAAAAATTAAAAACCTACCATCTAAAAACATATTATTTATAATTTAATCATACATTCTAATAACGCTTTTACATCACCATCAGCGGAATGGGCATTTTCAAAATCATAACCATATAAAAATTTATATAATTCGCATAATTTTGGCATTTTATAATTTTTTTTCTTACCAAAATACAATTTCCCACTCGGGAATTCCATTTTGCATATATTAGTAGTTAATTCTCCAGTGCAAATTATTCGCTTATTATTATATAAATTTTGCATATGTTCCATACAAAGTTTTACATGTTCTCTTGAATTAAGTGCAATTGGAATAATAGGTTCATTTGTATTAACAATTCTATATAATTCATTCATTAACACATGATAATCAAATTTAACATTATGCGCGAGTATATAATCTGCGCTTAATAATGCTTCTACTAATCCATAATTACTTAAAATAAAACCAAATGAAATTCCCTTTATTAATGCATCTTGTAAAGTAATACCATGAATATTAGAATTTGTAATTTCTGTAAAACCTTCTGGATATCTTATATAATGTTCAATATTTTTTGTATCAATATTGTTTTTATCAAAATTTGCAATAGATGACCATGCAATACTAACTATTCTAGCAGATTCATATTTGTCATTTAATGAATAATCCCAATATGTTCCCCATTTTTGCGTTTTCTCTGGTAATCCTGTTGTTTCTGTATCAAATACAAATACATTTTTATTTTGCAAAAACTCTATTATAGACATTATGTTTTATAAATTATAAGAAAAAAATAATTATAAATAATTATAATCTTAGATATGAAATTATAAAATATATAAACTATATGTTTATACCGCTAAAAAAATATAAAAATATAAAATATAAAAATATATATGTTTTTTAGAAATTATTTATAATCCATTATTCCGCGTCTATAATTCGTCATTTGTATTTGTAAATGTATAGCATTTAATAAAATTATTATGTAAAATAGAATTATATATACATTCTTTATAATTGCAATATAGATTAATACTATTGCTAGTAGGAAAATAAGTATGCATATATTTAATTAGGTATAATTTATCAGTTTCATTTGAAAACATTTTAATCTTACATTTAAAATTACAATTTGGTATTGTTTTATAATTTATTATCAAATAACCATTATAAGTGTTATTATCTTGTATATATTTAATATTTTCCTTATATGTTTCATATTCATAATATAATTCATCTATATCATTGTATGTATGAGTAATAAAATAATTATCAAATATTTCAGTTTCAATAATATAATTTGAAATATCTCCATCAATATTAATAAGGGTATGTAAATTATTACAATTATTGATAAATATAGGTATTCCAAAACAATTATATATAAATAGCACTAATAGTGATATTCCTATTGATAATGTTATTGATAATGTAGTACTCATTTTTGCAAAAATAATACTTTATTTTAAATAATTTGTGATTTTTATTATTAATTTTATTTAATCAATTTTTAAATCAATTTTTAAATCAATTTTTAAATCATTTTTTAAAACAATAAAAATAAAAATTTTTATAGTAAAAATAATATTTTATGTAAAAAAATTGAAATTAAATATTCATAATAAAAATATATTATGCTCATATTATTCTCATATTTATATATGATTTTTAGTTAAAATGAGTTTAGAATCTATCGCAGTTTTGCAAACTACTTGCCCTCAACCTTATGTTGAACTATACCTATCATTATTACCAATAGAACTATTGGAATATATAATTATAAAATATCTAGATGATGTAAAATCTTTAATATCATTTGGTATTGTAAATCCACATATGATATATGCTATTAAAAGTAAATTGATGACGGTGAGTTGTTTTGGAATATCAATCCATAATCATCTCATAGATTTTCAAGAGTTACCATCATTAATTCATAAACTCGTAGTATCTGAAAATAATACAGATTTGCAATCAATACGTAATATATATGGTATAGAGGACTTAATAAGATTTTGTTGTGATTACAATGATATAATATTAGCTAGTGATAATAGCCTAGATAATTTAAAAGGTTTAAAGTTTTTACAATTTCTTATAAAACAAATGAAATATGAATCCCTACATAAAATGGTAACGGAAAACTTATTTTATAATGATTTATCAATAATTTCATCATATATTAGAAATAATTGCATAGATAATCATATTTTATATATATTAACTAAAAAAGTCTTTTCTAGAAGTTTTATTGTTGATATAAAAAAATTATCAATGAAACAACGTTCAGAAGTATTATCGTGTATTTCAATAACAGTAAAACATCAATATTTTATTGAATATGAATCAATAGTTTGTATGGCATTAAAAAACAATTATAAACAAGTATTAACATTACTTTTTGAAAATTATGTTTTTAATAATAAATTGCATAATAAATATGATTTTGTTATACAATTTATTATAAATCATCCAGAACTGGATAAAGATATAATTAAGTATTATCTTGAATTATTTGTTGCAAAAACTGATTATATGCAATTATTATCGATGATGGATATGTGCATATCAAAATCTATTAAAGATAATACCAATGAAAATACCAATGAAAATACCAATGAAAATCCTAATACATATATGGATGATTTACTAAATATAATATTATCATTAAAGGATTTTAAAGAAAGTTTTACAAAATTGCTTATTAACCACACTAATTTTTCATCAATACAATTTAATTATTTAATAAATCACTGTAATATACCATTTGAGTATTTAATGATAAGTAAAGATTTTCTATTAGGTAAAGGAATCGATACTATACTAAGATATTTTACAATTATTAGTAAATTAAATTTAGATAGTATTGTTGATTTAGAATGCTTTTCAAAAAGTTATGATACTATATTATTTTATTATAATAATAACGAAAATTTAAATTTGGAATTATTTAATGTAATGCTATCTAAAATATTGCCAGAGAATTTAATATTATCATTAACAATGCAAACAACTGATACATTAGAAATTAATGATAAGAAATCTATATTATTAAATCTTATAGAAATATTTAAAAAACTATTTTCTATAAGAAATATAATAGTTGAATGCTGCGGTAATATTAAATCTGAAAATTACATAAAAAATAAAATTATTATACTTACTGAACTATTTGATTATTGTTTATGTAATATAGATTATATTTTATTAACAAAATCATTTATTAAAATAATATTAAAAAAAATATTATATTTTGAAAATGAAATAAAAGATAATGAACTAATTGAAACTTATCAATTAAAATTAAATATGAATAAAGTAAAAAATATAATATTTGATGCAATACGCCCAGAATTAGAAAATCCATAATTATAAAATCCAGACCTACAATCATATTTAGTTGTAAAAAATATGTAAAAAATATGTAAAAAATATGTAAAAATTTATATAAAAATTATTTTTTTAATTTTCCGTTCCTATTCCTATTCCTATTCCTATTCCTATTCCTATTCCTATTCCTATTCAAAATAAGATACTAAATCTTCTATTACTTGAAAACCATTTTTTATTGCATTTAATTTACTTACATAATAAGGTCTAATTAATTTATGGGCTTCCGATAAATTAAATAATTTAATGTTGCTAATTTCATAATTCAAAAAACCACCTTTTTCTATACGTTTAATATTTTCATTTGCATCATCTGTATCTTTAATATTGGCAAGAAAATATATATGTTTATATATAACTCCATTTATACCAGTATAAATTTCTTCAATAGGTTTTATATTTCTATATACATTAATATTTTTATATTTTATACCAGTTTCTTCTACAAATTCTCTAATTGCACAATCAATATCCGTTTCCTTATTATTACGCCTACCTTTTGGAATTCCCCATTCAGGACTAGACCATTTAGTATAACTTTTATCTAATAATAAATTAACTTGGTCGCCATTTGGATTTTGTTTTAATGTTAAAAATTTTTGCTTAGCAGAATCATATTCAGTTTTATAGTTATATTCTCTTTTCAAACCAATAACAGTTCTAATCATATCAAAACTATCATATTCTCTTAAAATTCTTTTTTCATCAAATGTCATCATATTAAATAATTTAATAATATAATTAAAATCCAATACATCATATTTACCTCTTAAAAATTCTATCATACCTATAGTATTACGTCTTTGAACTAATATTATTTTATTAATCATAACTTCTTTTATATTATCATTAGTATTAATATTAGTATTAGCATTAATATTATCATTAGTATTAGTATCATTATATTCATTATCCATATCAATAATTTCCTCTACATCTTCTGTATCTATAATACCATCAATTGCATCGTGTTCATCACTATTTCCCCCTACAACCCCCATCATATTTTTTAATGTATGCGACATTCTTTCATTTCTTTTAAGAATTTTAATTCTTGAAATATTTTTCATAATATTATTATATTTATTATTGCAACCATTATGTATATTGTTATTTAAACTATTACTTGTTTTTTTTGTTTTTCTATTGCATACATTATTAACAATAGGGTATTCTTTTACAATAGTTTTTTTATTATAAAAACAAATAAGACCATATGAACATACTGGTTCCAAACAAGTTTTAAAATGATGTCCATTATTTCCACAATTCATACAAAATGCATTATGTTTTTTATTTTCTATTATATTATTATTATTATTATTATTATTATTAGTTAATATATCCATTTTTAAATAAACAACAATTTATCAAATTATATTATAATTATATAGTTTATAATCTTTTTATATTAAAAAATTTAACTTATAAAAATAAATTCATAAAAATAAATTCATAAAAATAAATTCATAAAAATAAATTCATAAAAATTATATAATAATATGATCTTATTGGTTTAAAAAAATTTTTGTAAAAAAACTATTATCTATACATTTAATATCTTTTAGAATTTTTTTAAAATAACATCCTAATATTCTTTCAAATGCACACGAATGTGCTTTTGTATTAGATGGCAAATCAAATATTCCACTATTTAACATATTATTTATAAACATATTATTACAACAGAAACAATTCCATAATATAATTGAATCATTATTCCAACAATTCATATTTATTGATGTTAATAGATTATTAATTAATTTTAATCCATTGTCATTCCAACATAATTTATTTAAAATATTAAAACTGATTGCCATTTCCTCATTTGTATCAAGTATTGATAAATTTAGTTTATTATTTATAAATATAGTTCCTTGTATAAATATATATTTATCTGCACGAAAATATTGTAATGCCATTTTGTAAGCACCAATTTCAAATCTATGTAAAACCGAATTATTAAATAATATCTTAATGTTTAATTTATTTGCAATATTATGCCATTTATTATTTAATGAACCATTATCTACAGCAATTATTATATCATTAACATATATATTTCTTAATTGAGTTAAACATTTTACAAGTTCATTATAACTATTTGAATTATTATTTATATACACTGCTACTATAATTATAGTTCCGTTAATTTTAATAGGTTTAATATCTTCCATATAATTTAGATATTCTGTATATCCTATAATTGTTCCACAATCAAAATATAATCCATCATTCATAATTTGATATATAATTTTACCATTTTCATTTTTAATATAATTTTTCATAGAATAACCAATATGTAATTCTTCTTTATAAATATATTTTTCAAATTCTGGTGTAAATACAACAACACCCCAACCATAATTATAATTGCAGGTAGTATCTTTATCAATAATATCAATAATAAAATTATCATCAATATTACATTGTCCTATTTTACCCAATTGTGTATCTCTAATATTCCATAAATAACATCCAATATTAATATTTTTATTTTGTATAATATTTTCTAGTAAAATATGTGATAATGATGATATATAAGTATCAGGCATTCCCATAATTGCTATATCGTATGTTTCATCTTTTAAACATTCTATTATTGTTTCATTCATAGTATTAGTATTACCAACTAATTTAACATAAATATTATCTTTTATATTGTCATCTAAATTATATTTTATAATATTATCTATAAAAATTTTTGTAGTTTCTGAAACTCCAATTATTATTTTTTTACATTTAATATTTATTAATAAATTAATCCAATATACAATTAAAGGACATTGTTCTTTTTTTGTTGGCAACATAAATTTTGGTATATTAAATAATCTGGATGCTGTACCAGCACAAGGCAATATTCCTAACATTATAATTATAAGCGTATTATGTATTTATATGTATTTATATGTATTTATATGTATTTATATGTATTTATATGTATTTATATGTATTTATATGTATTTATATGTATTTATATTTATTTTTATATTTTTTTTTGAACTAATAAACTAAATTTTAATGTAATAAATTCATAAAATTAAAAAATAAAAATAAATACGATAAATATATTAAATACGATAAATATATTAAATACGATAAATATATTAAATACGATAAATATATACTATAAATATATATACATATACATATACATAGACTAATATGAAGCCAAGTGTATGGGGTCCTCAATTTTGGTTCATTTTGCATATAATATCATTTGAATATCCAGAAAATCCAACAGAAACAGATAAGAATATATATTATAGTTTTTATAGTAGTTTAAAAGATATTTTGCCATGTGATATGTGTAAAAAGCATTATAGAGAATTTATACATAAACACCCTCTTATGCCATTTCTAGATAAAAAAGCAGATTTAATTCAATGGGTAATAGATATTCATAATCAAGTTAATATTAGTTTAGGAAAACCTGAATTAAGTTTAGATGAGGTTCTAGATATATATGGAAATTTAAATCCTATATCACCGTTTGCATCTGTTGATGCAATTGCAATTGCAAAAAAGCATGAAATAAAAAGATATACAAAACTATATTATTGGTTAGTAATTATGGGAATTATTATAATTGTTGCTAGATTCTATTTTAATCGATATTATTTTAGTTTATAAATTTTATAAATTTTATAAATTTTATAAATTTTATAAATATTACAACATATTCTTTTTAACTTTTTTATACCTTAAATCAAATATTTTTCCTTTTAATTGAATAATGCTATATGCAAAAAATTTATTTGATATATTGGTACTATCACCGGAACTATCACCGGAACTATCACCGGCACCAGCTTTGCTAATAAGACTCTGTTTAATATTTTGCCATTTAGTTTTATCTGGAAATACATATGGCAAATATGTTGCTCTAGAACCATATTTACTCTCAACAATTAATCCATATTCAGAATTTTTAAATAATTCACCAGTTTCTAGAATACCAGATTCTTCATTTATAGGTATAAGTGGTTTAATCATAAAATCAATTTCTATAATTGCTCCTAAATCTTCTTCAATAGGTGGAAAATATTTGAGCCTATCATCATTATATAAAGCACTTTGAGTAACATCCATTAAATGTGAAATTAGGTCTTTTTTTTTCAAAATTGAATAATCTGGAGTCCAATATCCAATACATCCGTGAATATCTTCTGGATAAGTAGATAATTTTATTGACCTTCTAATTGTTGCAAAAACACCAAATGCATTGTTAGGTATTTTATGTTTATTTTTATTTAATAATTTTATTATTTTTTCTCTGGCTATTTTATCCATTTGCATTCTATCCATTTGCATTCTATCCATTTGCATTCTATCTTATACTTATAAAAAAAAATTTACCATTATAGATTAACTTTTTCTAAAATAAATTTATTTACCATAATAGTATATTGTATTTTAAGTTTTTCAAAGTCAAGAGATTCATATAAATTTTGCAAAAATATTAATTTTTTTAAATTTGATGCAATATCAGATAAAATTGCATTTATTTTTGTTTCTGTTATTCTATGAATAATTTTTAATTTTCGTAATTCTAAAATTGAATATGTTGTTTGAATTCGTAAATCAGATGTTTCCATTTTTGCAAATACTACTACTTAATAATACCAACATTACTAGTAATAATAAAATCAATTTTTTGTTTAATTGCGGTTTTATTGTTATAAAAAGAAAATGATTAAATAATAATAAAAAATAAAATATATTACATATATTACATATATTACATATACTAATCAAATTACATCTCTAAAATATATAAAATGTTAGAAGATATTAAAGCTTTTTATGATAATAATACAACTATGGTTTTACTTGCTCTTGTTGCATTAGTAGCAATTATAGGATTTGTTTTGTTTCGTAATATGAATAATGGTTCTGGACAATCTCCAGTTCCAACACCATCTCACGATTTAGATGGTATGGAATCAATGAATTCTGTTTGCGATATGACATCTGGTATGTGCCAACCACCTGAACATATGGCACAAATGTCACAAGAACAAGAACAACAAATGATGATGCAACAGCAAATGATGATGCAACAAATGCAACAACAGCAAATGCAAAATGGTCAAGAAGAAGCAAATTCTGAACAATCTCAATAAAAAATCTCAATACGCGATATCAATTTATCTAGATATCAAATACTATATCCATATTTACACAATAAATTATTTATATCATCTTTTGTCATTATATATTCAAGTTTAGGTTTATTTTCTTCTGATATATAATGTATTTCAACAAAATATTTTTCACTATTTTGTATTGTTAATAATGCTTTTTTATCATCCAATAATGATTTATTTGTTGGAATATTACTGCATTTTTGATTATCAACATAAATTGCCATTATATTACTTGTATTTTCTGGATGATATTTAATATTAAATGTTTTATAATTTGTATAGGGTTTTCCATAATTTAGAATACAAAATGTTTTATATCTGGATTCAAATGGTGATGACATTTTATTTTTATATATTATTTTTATATATTATTTTTATATATTCTTTTCTAGATGTATTATTTATTTTATGTTTATATATAGTATTTAGTTTATATTTATATTTTTATAGTTTTATATTTGTGTTTTATATTACAATAATTATTTTGTAATGTATTATTAGTAGTAAAATTATAGTAAAAATATGTTTAATATGGATGAATCTGCACGACCTTTTAATATAATGTTAAAAAGCTCACGAGGTTATCATATAAAATCAGCACATGTTTATCATTCTAATAATTTAGACAAGATTTCAATATTAAATTTAGATAAACATAAAGAAACGAACCAAAACCTAAATAACGCATATTATTCACAATTTAAAAATTTTGTAGATCTTGTAGTAGATAAATTATCAAAAGAAGTACATGATAACACAGGTGATATAATACAATTTCATTTATTTGAAGAAGAAACATTAGCTGAAGAAGATAAAGCAAAATTTATGGAAATGTTTGAACATTATAAAACCACATATTCTGTTATTGATAAAAAAACTGAAAAAGATAAATTTACTACACAAGAAGGAAAAATATATCCATTATTTATGGAAGATTTAGATAGTAAAAGTAGTAGTATATATGAAAATTTTGAAAAAGAACATGGTATAACAATAAAAATAGAAGACCAAACAGATGAAGAATTTTTAAAAACATTAGGAAAACGTGTTGATGGTTTAGAAACTTGTTTAAAAACATCTTTAGAAACATCTATAATAAAAAAAGATAAAAAATATTATGAAGATGAATATATTAGAGAAAGTACTATATATGATGAAAATGAAAAAAATCCAAAATCAAATGAAAAAAAAATTGATGAACAATGTAAAACTATATATTATAGTGGAAAAACACAAACAATATCAGAAAAACATAAAACAGATTCTGTTACATTAACCAATACACTATCCAATATTGAAACATTATTTAAAAGTGTTGAAAGAGAGTATGCAAAAACATTTCTACCAGAATACTGTTGGGATAATACTAATCAAACTTGGAATATGATAGCAATTAGAAATTTAATAGTTTCTGATAATAAAGATTTTAAACAATATATATTTGGTAATTCAAAAGATACAGATTTTGCAAGAAAAGTAATGCCATTATTATATATGGTTGGAGGGATGATGTCTGCACCTGAAAATACATCATGTCATCCTTTAGTTAATTGGAGTATATTTTTGAATACTCTATATACTAAGTGTTCTACTTATAATAAAATACCAAAATGTTTTGCTAGATTTTTATTACCTGTTTTAGAAAAAACACTAACAGAAAGTGATATTAACCCATTTGATAATCCAGATATAATACCAAAACAAAATAAAAATACTCGTGAAATATATGAATTTAAAAAAGAAAAACAAATAATAAATTTATTTAATGATAATCCACCTGATAAAAATGCTAAATTTATTGGTATTATATCTATTAAATATTATTATCAAAATCACGGATTAAATGAATATAGAATATGGTATTTATATATTTTTAAAAATAATGATTTAACTAGTAAAATAAATAGACAAGATATAATAACAGGAGTAAGAGAGTATTTTTTTTGTGTGTCTCAAACTCTTCACTATATTAATAAAGGTGGAATATATGATAGGGATGCTATTACATATATTGAATTATTATATTTTGAAAAATTAGCAAAAAATGGTAAAATATTTTTATATAAAACTAAATATAATCCGACAACACTTTTTTTATCATTATATAATAATCTTGATTCTAATTCTGAAAATATATTTCTTAAAGATTTAGATTTAAATAAAGTTGAACTTTATATATTACCATATGTTGATAAAAAAAAAATTTTAATATTAGATTATCATAAAGATACTATTGAAAACATGAATGGAGGATTTAAAAAATTAAAATATAAAATACAATCATATAATAATGAAAATAATTTATATATTAATAAAAATATAATATCTGAATATGTAGTAAAATTTAAATTATTAACTAAAAAAATTGATGATATAGAAAAGTCATTAATTAGTAAAAATATTACATATTTATATAACTATTTATTAGTATTTTATGATGAATCGCAAATATATTTAAAAAATAAATTGAATAGAAATATAATAAGTATAACTAAATATAAACCAATTGGATATACTTTTTATCATATAAATGAATTATTATATAAATATAATATATTTAAAAATTTTGAATATAATAATGATTCAATATTAACAATTGGCACAAATTTAAGTTTTATTGAAGTCATAAAATTTAATAATTATAAAGTTAAAAATATTAAAAATATATTAACATTAAAACAAACAATATTTGAATTATATAAAGAACAATTATACACTTATATTAAAAATATAGAACATATTTATAATATTGAAAATATTGAATTTAATGAAACTATTTATAATTTAATTAATATTAATTTTAATAATACTAATAATAATTACTATAAAATTATATTTTATAATGTTCATATTAGAAATAAAGGAGTTGATAAATATGAAAACTATTTTAATTTACCATCTAGATTTGTAGGTATTTTATTTATGTTAAAAAATTTAAAACTAGGAGGAACATTTATTTTTAATATTAATTATCTAGAGTATAAATTTGAAGCAGATATGATAATAATAATATCCAAATATTTTGAAAAATATGATTTATTTAAACCAGAAATACATAATGAATATAAAAGAAGTGGTGTTGTTGCAATATTTGAAAATTTTAAAGGTATAGATGAACATGATTATCTAGACTTATTAAAAATTTTAGATACAATTAAAAAAGTTTATCCAGATGAAGGTAAAGAATTTAATATATATGATAAAGATATACGCGAAGAATTACATATTACTAAACCTATTGTAAAAATACCAGACGTAATACCTAAACAAATAATAGGATTTCTAGATACAAATATTAATGATAAAATATATGATAAAATAAAAGAATTTACAGAAGAAATAAATTTTAAGAAATGTTTATTTATACAAAAAATGATAAATATTTTATCATCTACAGAACAAATTAAAATTATGAATAATACTAAATTACCTACACCAGACCAAATTATATCTAGCATTACTTATTGTCGCAAATACAATATACCTTTTAATGATAAATATACAAAAGATAAATTAAATAATGTAACAAGCAAAATTATTTTAAATGATATGTATGGATTACAACAACCAATTTTACATAAATTTAAAACTCCATTTCAAACATATATTGTTAATAAAATTGTATTGAATCCTAAGTTTAAATTAAAAGCATCAAATAAATCTACAACTTCAATTTTCAAAACAATATATTCTCATTCTAAAAGAGGCAAATCAAACATAAATAAAAAATATAAAAGCAAAACCAGAACTACTAAAAACAGAACTACTAAAACCAGAACAACAAATTTATTTTTCAATGATTTATTTAGTTCAAATATAAGTAAAAAATCATCTCGCAAATCATGCAAATCATGCAAATCATGCAAATCATGCAAATCATGCAAATCACAACCTAAAACTTTATTTTCTAGAACTGATTTATCTTTAGATAAAGCATTATTTAATAGTAATAATTCTATTGTTCAAGTTGGTCGTATGATTGATTCACGAAAAGATTTTACAAAAGCCAATCCAAATGAGGATTATGATAATTTTAAAGAAAAATTTAGATATTATAGGTCAAAAGGTAAAGATAAACAAAATAATCTTAATATAATTGTTCAAAAAATATTAGGTGATTATAGTATTTCACAAGCATGGCTTAAAATGTATGAAATAATTGTTGAATGTGATATTGTACCAGTTAATAAATTAGGAATATTTAGGTCGTTTCATTTTTGCGAAGCACCAGGAACATTTATTAATTGCCTGAATAATTATATTTATACTAAAACTAAATTTAATAATTTTGAATGGTTAGCACAAAGTCTACACCCAAGAATAGCAAAAATAAAAGATGAATATGGCATAATAAAACGTCATCCTAAAAATTGGGACTGGGGAGCAGATAAAACAGGAGATATTTCTAATCCAGATAATATTAAATATTATTCTAAAATAATAAAATTATTTAATATGAATAATACGACTAATATGACTAATATGAATATTCCTTTTTTAATAACATCAGATGCTGGATTAGAACCCGAAGACCCTAAATATCCTTTAGTTGCATATTCTTCATATTTAGCAATTCTTTATTCTATACCAATTAATGGTATAATGGTTTATAAAATTAAAGATACGCCTTTAGATATTCCACTTATTTGGAATTTAATTTTTATTACATATACAAATTTTAAGGAAATGTATTTTTTTAAACCAATTCAAAATTCACAATCTCGTGAGTTTTATATTATTGCTAAAGGATATTTAGGGACAATTGACCAAAATATATTAGACTATCTACTAATGCAAATAGATAATTTTGACAAGAAAACATTTCAACAACCAGATACAGATTTATTTAATGATATGTATCCAGAAGAATTTATAGTTCAATTATCAAATATATATGATAAATTAGCATCAAATTATTGTAATTCTATTGAAAGAATTTTATTTTACGTTGATAATAAAGAATTATTAGGAGAAGATTATATAAAACATATTAAAAATTATGTTCAAGAAAAGAATGAAGAATGGATTAAAAAATATAAAATTAGAAGATTAGAAAAAAATAAAATTTTATAAGTAAATTGTTTTATTAGATTTTGTCATATTTTGTCATATTTTCAAATAACTTTTTATTTGAAAATAAATGTTTATTTGTTTTGCTATTATTTTCTACTTAAAAATATACAAAATATTGATGATTAAAATTTAGATTATATTTAAAATGAATTTAAAAACCCAAAAAAATGTAATATTATTTTTAATATTATCAATAAATATAGCAATAAGTGTATTTACTATTATATATAAACAATATTGGTATATATTTATATGCATTTTAGGTCTAGGTTCATTTATAAATTCAATAAATGTATTATTAATAATTTTTAATAAAGCAAAACAATCAATACAACAATTACTAGAACATCATGATTCATACGATGTAAATGATGTAAATGATAATAAACATATATATGTTTTACCTTGTTATAATGAAACCGAACAAGAACTTAGAAATACGATAGATTCTATTAAATCACAATCAAATATTAAATCAAAATTATTAATTATTGTATGTGATGGTAAATTGCCATCATCAGAAGCTAAATCTACCACATCCACCACACCCACCAAACCCATCACACACACCAAACCCATTACCACAAACCAAATTTTAACAGATATTATATTTAAAGATTTTATTACATATAGTAATACTTTTACCGATGCATATAAAATATGGTCGTCTGAATGGAATAATTTAGAAACATATACTGGAACAATGCAAAATTTAAGGTTTATAATATTAGTAAAAAATGATAATATTGGTAAACGTGATAGTTTAACATTAGTCAGACGTATTGTTTATTATTATAATTTGAATCTTGAAGACAATACTCTAGACACTCTAGACACTCTAGATACTCTAGATAACCCTACAGCAAAATTTAATTACATAGATTATTATAATTATTTTTCAACGGAATTTATAGATTTTATAGATAGTTCTTTTGATAATGAAAAAATTAATTATATAATCGGAACAGATGCAGATACTATTCTAGATACAAATTGCTCTAAAGAATTAATAAAAGCCATTGAAAATGCCGATGAAAATACAACAGGAGTTGTAGGTTTTGTTGATATAATAAAAACATGGAATCCATTAGTAATATATCAATATTGCGAATATTTATATGCACAATGTTTAAAAAGGTATGTACAATCGACTATTACTAATAAAGTTAGTTGTCTTTCTGGATGTGTACAGCTTATTAAAGTATGCAGGGAAACGTGCAGTAATGCAATATTAGATGAATTTAATAGATTACCACACGCAAATGAAAATATATTTAATCATATCCGAAGTTATGCTAGTGAAGATAGAAATCATATTTGTATAATGTTTTCAATGTTTCCATATGTTAAAACAATTCAAAATATTAATGCAATTTCATATACTAATGTTCCAGATACGTTTATAAAATTTTTAAGACAAAGAAAACGTTGGTGTGCAGGGGCAAATTGTAATGATTTATTATTAATTGCAAATGCAAAACATAATAAATGGGAGCGATTTCAATCATTAGTAAATATCATAACTTTTGCACTGACATTGTTTATATTTGTTGCTACAATAGAATTTATTATTTCAATTATAAATACACCAACCTATTTAATGCTAATATTATCATCTATTATGATATTACCAGCTATATATTCATTATTAATACCAATATTTATTTATACCAATCATAAATATATATCAAATATTATATATTATTATATTGGATTTATAATATATTATTGTTTTGGTTCGATATTAAGTCTGGTAATATATTTATATACCTTTTATTATCTAGATGATCTAAATTGGAATAGTAAAAAATTATGTAGTGATTCTAGTAAT